GGTATTCTTAAAGCCGCTTTACCAGATTTTGCCGCTGATCTAGAAACTTTAGTCTTTACCGTTTTTAGCTTTTTCTTCTGCTTTCTATTTTCGCCGATATTTACTTCGGTTGCAGGAGGAGCTAAAGGCTCAGGTGGTGGAGGCAACTTCGGTCTTTTCATTACACACATATTATTTGAGGTCTCCTATTACTTTTTTATTTAAGATGTTATTTTCGTCATCATTTAAAATTTGCTTTAAATGAGACACAACGCTTGATTGTCCAGATTTAAACCAAATTTGACGATCTGAGTCATTTATATCGGGAGATTTATTAGGGAATTGTTTATCTAAATAATCAATTAATTCTTGAGTAATCATACGTTATATCCAAGAGAGCAACTATTTAGGTTGTATTTTAAGGGGAATTGGTACTACTTTGAGTACGTTTTTGGTGGGAATGACCATAGTGTTACCGCCCTCAGCGATTACATACTTGCCATTTTTTTCGTCTGTTGTGAAATCAGATGCTAAGATAAAAGCATCTTCGGTGTGATTGATAAGAAAACCAACACTAAAACATATTGTTGGTAACATTTGTTCTATTGTTGTTAAATCATTCCAACTACTGTCGGAATTTGCATCTTCCCAAAGTACGAATACAAACTTATACTTCGGGGGGTGTCGGCTTATCCATGCTAGGATTTTCTTTAGGAGTTTCTTCATTTTTTTCTTCCTCTATTGGTAGTTCTTCTAAAGTTGATCTAGTATCTTTCTGTTCAAGAACAGTCCATTTAGCTTTATTACTAGGTGGGAAAGCCCTGTCTAGATCAGGTGTTTTTGCGTAAAATTCATCTTCTAACAAAACATCTACGCTCATGTATGTTTTTTTCTTCCATCTTTTAACTGAGCTCATTCTTTATCTTTCTCAGTATTATTTAATTTTATATTAATAATTTCGCCGCCGATTGCTAAGTAAGCCGCTCCATCTATATAATTATCATCTGTGTGATTACCGTTTTGAGTTCTACCTATTTTAAATAGACTTAACATTAAAGCTACATCTTGTTCACTTATAGGTATACTTACTCTTGTTTTATTGGTTAAATAAGCAGACCATAATCTAGCAATATTTCCATGATTAACTACTATATCTCCGTGTTGTTTAGCACGGTCATTCATTATTAAATTACTTGCTTTTTCTAAAATTTCTTTTCTGTTCATTTTCCACTCCATAGTATCGGTTGTTTCTTTTTAAAATCGTAATCAGTATTTCTTAAAATTCGAGCTAACCGTGCTTGTATTAAAGCATCATTTTCTGTTAATCCTTGTTGTTTAAAACAATCTTTAACAACACCCCATAAATTCTTTTTCTTAGTTAATGTTTTTTTAGTTTTAACTTCTCCATAAGTGGGAGCTCCTTTGTAATTATCAGTAGGGTCTCCAACAAGACATTGATAAAAGAAATTATAATCAGCTTGTTTTTTTGTTATTCCATAAAACTCTTTAGCGGTTGGGTTATAATGCAAACCTGAAATCTGATTTAAGTCTTTATCAATACTACAAATTATTTTATTACCTTTAATAATATCTGATGTAGCTAAAATTCCTAATATATCGTCAGCTTCTAATCTAGGTCTAACAAAACCATTATAGTTTTTGTAAATATAATCTCTACAAAATTTAAGTGTTAATGGTTTTCTTTGTTTAGTTCTGTTTAATTTATAATCAGGATAAATTTCTTTTCTAAAATTATCTTTGTCACTAAATGCTGATATTATTTCTTTACATTGAGTATCTTGTTTTAAATCATGGTAGTAATCTTTAATTTTTCTAACACAATCTTTTTCATCACTATGTAAAGTCCATATAGCAAATTCTTCTTTTTCTCCCCATCTAATAGGTTCTTCTGTAGAAAAAGCGACTTGATAAGCTACAACGTCTGCATCAACTAATAACGTACTCATTATCCGTTTCCTTTTGGTTTTATATTGTTTAAATTAACGTGAATTACATTTGCATCACGACTTTTGATTTTTTTTCTAAAATCATTAGCATCAAAATCTTTTTCTTCGTTTTCAATAAGTGGGAGTAATCCTAAATATGCTCCGTGTTTTTCTATTGTTTTAAGAAAACCCGAAAGAATAGAACCAACTTGAACAGCAGGACTATTTAACATTTCTTCTGGTGTTTCTTTATCTTCGTACTTTTCAAAAATACTGTATTCTATTTTTTGGTTGTCCTCTTTTTTATCACTTAAAACTATAATAACTTGCATATATTTTCCTTTAATTTTTGATACCAAGCATCTGCAACTTTATACAGAGCTTCTGGTGATTTAAGATTTCCCTTTACCGTATTGCAGGTATGACAAATGACCCAAATGTTATTTAATTCATAACCTTTGTCTGTATCAATTCGATCAACAGAGGGAGAATTAAATGACTTGCCGAGTGGCACTAAAACAGTTTGACAACATGGACAATGACTAGGAGTTAATTCTATAAGTTGATCTATAGTTAAACCACAATCGTGTCCTTGTCTTATTCTTTGATTACATAAAGCATTTGAAGCCCAACGCCTCCATTTTTTATTAATGGGTTTCCGCCCAGTTCTTTCCGACACGGTATTCTGCTCCTAGAGGCACTCGTAATCTAAAGTGTTCCCCCGCTTCAATTATACTATCTACCGCTATCTTCCCAACTTCTTCGGCAATATCTGGTCTTGCCTCTATTTGAAATTCATCATGTATGTTTGCAACTACAAACGCATCTTTTCCTTTTAATTTATTCCATAAAATAATTAATGCTTTCTTCATAATTATTGCGGCACAACTTTGGTTCAACGCATTTAACGCAGAGTGTTGTGATCGAATAGTTAATATTCTTTTATCAATAGCTTTAATATGTCCAACTCCCTCTAGTTTATCTATAATGTCATATTTAAGTTCTTGTAAGAAAGGTAATACTCTATTAAATTTATTTAAAACTTCTTTTGCTTCTTCCATTGAACAATCAAGTATTTCATGCACCCGTCGAGATGACGCTCCGTAAAGTACCGCATAAAGAATTGTCTTTGCCAATGATCTAGATTTTAAACCTAAGTTCTTTTGGTTGTAAGTATGTATGTCGCCATTCAAAATTAAATCAACATAACCTTGTCCACCTGTGTAATTATAAATATAATGACCTAAACTTCTTGCTTCGATTCCTGAAGCATCAGCACCCACCATTACATAACCGCTTGTTGGTATAAATAATTCTCTGCATTCTTTACCATAAGGAGAATTTATGCTAGGCACTTGCTGTAAATTTGGACTACGACAACTCATTCTTCCAGTCGTAATATTAGTAATATAGTTACTATGTATTCTTCCATCTTTAACTACTTTTAACCAAGCGTGTTTTCCATCACTTAACATACCTAATCTTTTTTCTATTAATAAATACTCGTTAAGTTCTTTAGCTTCTGGATAATCTAAATGTTCTAAAGTTTCCTCATCAACTATTGGTAATCCTGTTTCAGAAAACTTTTTAGGTTTCCAATCTCTAAGTTCCATAAGTCTATTTGATATTTGTTGGCGACTTGATGGATTAAATTTCATTGTTTTAGATTTCCTAATGGCAACACCTTTTTTATATCCAAGTTTTTTATTATTAACTTTAGGAATAAACTCTCCTAAATCTACTTGCCAATCTGGAAATCGTTGTTCTAAACTCAATCTTAAATCGTGAGTTCTACCTAATAATTTAGAGTGTAATTCTTGAGCTTTACCTACATCAAAACCAAAACCTTTGTCCTCTTGTAGTTTTAAAATGTTAGCAACTTCATGCTCTAATTCTATACTTTCTTTACTAAATCCTTTTTCTAATAATTTTTTATAAAGTAATGAAGTTAATTTTACATCTTGAATACAATACTCAAGCATATCTTCATTAAATTCTTTAAAATCATGCACCTCAGCATAATCGCCTTTATGAAATTTTAATCTTTGTCCCCATGCTTTTAAACTATGTCTACCAACAACAGATTTATCAATGTGATTGTTAGCTAACAATTTAAAGTCTACGCTGTTGGCTATGTCAGGGTAGATAAGACGACTAAGGCATAGAGTATCGTGTACTAACTCTGGATTATGAGAGTAGTCGTACAAACGCTTTAAGACAGGGAGGTCATATTTAATCACGTTATGTCCCACGACTAAGTTGTCAGCTAACAAATCAATACCTTTCGGTATATCTCGTCCAACGAACGAAATTTCTTTTCCATCTTTTTGCAATACTAGACAATGCACCTTAGTTGGATTGAAACCATCAGTTTCTATATCAAAAATTATTGGTTGTTTCATATTCTTGTAATCTTCCTGTATCTGGGTTGTATTGCAGAGTAGTTCCAATTCCTGTAATTCCTGCAAATCTATTTTTTAAAATTCTTACTAAAGTCTTTTTTCCGTTTTCTTGATCTGTAAGTGATCTCTCGACACCGACACAAATATCGCTTAGTTGAGCAATACTAGCACTACCTCTTAATTGTCCGAGTGAAGTTTTTAAACCGTCAGTATGATCTTTGTTACCCTCTGGTCTTTTTAAGTGTGAAATAATTATAACACCAATATTTAATTGTTCTGTTAATGCTCTTAACCTTGTCATTAACAAATCAATAGTTTTTCTTTCATCATTAGTTTCAAGTCCACTAACAATAATTGAAATATGATCTATAAATAAATATTCTATATCTAATGCTTTTGCGAAATATTTTATTTTATTAAGAATTGTATTTTCTTCTACTGATCCCCAATGGTCATATAAAAATACATTTCCATTACCTATTGTTTCTTTATAAGCGGTTTCTAGTTCTAGTTCAGATACTTCTGATCTATCTATATGAATAGGTTTGTTTAGATGTAATCCTAAAATTCCCTCACAAGTTCTTTTTAAACTTTCTTCTAAAGAGATGATTCCTATTCTTTTTCCTTTTTTAATTAAATGATAAGCAATTTCCTTAGTCATAAGCGACTTACCTATGCCGCTACCACCACATATAGTTACAATCTCTCTTTTTCTAATGCCAAATAATTTTCTATTAAGTCCCTCATAAGGATAAAATGCAGT